CAGTATGTGCTGGCATCTGATGCAGATGTGAATCTTATTATAGGGGAGAGGTTTTACATAGACTCTGACGATCAGTTCGTCAAGAAGGTTAAGACTAATCAGGAGTTTCAGCGTTACATAATGACAGGGGATACCGGGCTTCCTTATATATGGGTTCCTTGGGGCAAAAATTCTTCTCAGGTTGACCAAATTAAAGTATTCCCAACACCTACTTCTTCAGAGAATGCCAAGGTGATGACGTACTGGTATCAGAGAGAGCTTACTGATTTGGTTTCTGATTCAGATACAACTCCACATGAAGAAGTAATAATTCGCCATATGGTGAAGGGTAAGTATGCCGAGTACGATCAGGATTTTGCGAAGCGAGATAGAGAGATGGCATTAGCTAGTAACCTTCTAAAGAAGGTACAGGCTAGAAATCGTGGGTCTGTAAGGTTTAGACCATTGACTAGGAAGAACTACAATCCCGTAAACGATATAGCTGGAAGTTACTAAATGCCTTTAAAGCAAAAAATATTTGAGTCCAATAATAAGGGCTTGTTTGATATTGCTGTTGGTGAGGGGAATATCTCGGCAGACTTTGCTACAGAGCTTCAAAACTCAAGGGTTGCTTTGAATGGAGAGGTTAGTAAGCGCAGAGGCCGTACATTCTTTAACAGCATAGCTGCCAAACATGCATCGGGGAATAGCATAGATTCATACGCTGTAGGAAATCGGGATGATGCAATATCAATGTACTCTGGGAATAATGAGCATGTTGGTTTTGTTATTACTCTAGCTAGTGAGTCAGTGCAGAGTGTTCAGTTCTATTTAAAGAAGACAGGTTCTCCTGTGGGAGCGATGAAAGCGCAAATTTGGACATCTGCTGCTGGTATCCCAACTGGATCAGCATCAGTTGCTGAGTCGATACCTTTAATGGCAGCTACTTTGACAGGTTCTTATGTATTGTATGAGTTTACATTTGAGGAACCCTATGTAGCAGGTGCTGCTGCTTATGCTGTTTTACTTGAGTACGATGGTGGGAGCGTAAGCAACTCAGTAGACATGGGAACGGATTCATCTAGTCCCGGTGATGCAACAACAGCTTTTTCTTCTGACACTAAAGATAGTGGCTGGTCTGCAGATGCAACACAAGATATAATTTATGATTTGTTAAAGGCTGGCCCTAGATGTGAAATGCTTGCTGTCTATGAAGGTGACTATCCCGGTACGTTTGAAGTGTTAGGGCAGTTCGATAGCAGGCTATTAAGATATACAGCCTCTACTGGCGCATTTGATGTTGTATTAAAAACTGGGCTTACTGTTGACACTCCTCTTAATTGGGCTATGTTCAGTAATAAGATGGTACTTAGTAATGGAACAGACAATGCTTTTAAGTATGGGTACACACCGAAGCCAGTAGTTCCCGGTACAGGAACAACTACATCAGGATCTAAAGCGGGTCGCACGTATTATGTTACGGTCACATATGTCACTGCAGGTGGTCAGTCTATTGCCTCGGAAGAAGTAACGCAAGTAGTACCAACCAATGATCTTCTTACTGTTACTGCACTTGCTGCATTACAAGGAGCTACAGGTTGGAATGTTTACTACCATACAGTATCAGGGGAAGGAAAGTTACAGAACGCTTCTCCATTAACTCTTGGTGCTAATCATACGGAGACAACTGGTTCATTGAATGATGGAACAACTGCTCCGTCAGCACACACTGGTTACTTTGCTATTGACTTATTAGATACTCCCCCAAAAGGGAAGTATGTGTTTTCCCTTAATAACAGGGTCTGGCTTTCTGGTATTACAAATCGCAAAACTCAGTTTGTAGGGAGCGCAGTAGACGATGAAGATGATTGGAGTACGAGTTCTGATTTTATTGATATTGATCTAGCTGCTGTTCTTGCTAGGGGAGATACCATCACGGGACTTAACAGGCTTGGGCAAACTAATTCTCTAATTGTTGCGTTGAAGAATCACATAGTAACATATACGGTACCTGCTACGTTTTCCGATATAGCAATAGATAAGACAGTATACAACACAGGCTCCATGAGTCATCGCGCTATGGACGAAGTTGGTCTAGACAACTACTTGGTTGAGACTGATGGCTTAAACTCAATGAAGAATGAGCTTATTGTCCAAGGGTTAAAAACAAAGAAGCTAAGTGACAATATACGTGACCGAATCAATCCACTTTTGCGTGCTGTTGCCAATGGGGATCAGGTTAATGTTGTAAACCATAAGACTGAGAATGAGTTTTGGATTAATATTCCATCTATCAGTAGACGTTATATATACGACTACGAGATCAAAGCATGGATGGAGGATAGAGATGTAACTATTTACGAATCAGTTAGAACTCCAGATGACGAGATATTGAGTGGTGGAGAGTTTGGCAGAGTTTATAGGGAGTACGTAGACTCAAGTAGTAATGATGTATACGGTGATGGTGATGACTCTACCAACGTGGTATGGAAGTGGGACACGCCTTGGTTATGGTTTGATAACATCAGTATAAAAAAGATGTTCAAATATTTCCAGTTCAAAGGGAGCGGGTCTGCTGGCTTGTTTAACTTGGATGTCTATTTTGATTTTGATACGATATCTTATAAGACGTTCTACTTACAGTCGCTTTTTTCTGAGTGGGATGAGGTGTTTTGGGATGAGGCTTACTGGGATTTCCCAGATGTAAATAAAGTTTTAATCCCGATGGTTGGTATGGGCAGAGCTATTAAATTTTCATGGACAGCAACTCATACGGCTGACATTAGCATAGCTTTTTATGGTGTAAAATATGCAAACGCAGGGTTTAGAGCTAACGATTAATAACTTAAGGAGAGCAAGATGGCAACTGTAACTCAAACAGGTTCCTATACTGACACGAGGCGTGAAGGTACAGGCAAAGCACCTTGGGGTGCAAACTTAGATCCAGATTTGAATTCGTCTGACATTCAGGATGATATCTCTGGGATTATAGCGGAGCTTAATGTATCACAGAAAACGGATGAGATTCCTATCCTGTCAGCAACGGCTGTTCTTAGTGGTGCTGGTGCATGTCCTATTACTGGGGCTATTGCAGAGCTTACTTCCACTAGTACGGATGCGTGGACTTTAGCAGCAGGTGCAGAAGGACAGCATCTATACGTAGTAATGGTGGTTGATGGTGGAACTTCGGTTCTCACACCAGCAGGTGGTGGGGGTGGATATACAACTATTACGTTTGCTGATGTTGGTGACTCTGTTCATCTTCTGTATACAAACTCAAAATGGTACATAGTAGGCCAAGGTGGATTAACAACTGGCCCATTGTCTGCATAATTTAACGGAGTCTAAGGGATGGCAACATTAACAAGACTACATGACTTCGAGACTGATCGTGATGCGACACCTCCGGTAGCCATTAGTGCTACCAAGGTGGACGCAGAACTTGATCAGATATTAACGGAGACGAATGCTGCAGACGTTCGCCTTGATGCTATTGAGGCAGCTGGATTCGTAACCACTGCCCGCCTTGCTGACGATGCGGTAACTGGAGCTAAGATAAGTTTTATTGACGACAGTATTGCTGTTACCAATAAGGCTTTTATGATTGCTGATGGCACTGATTACAGTGCCTTCATTTTCAGCGGTGATGTTACAGTTAGTAATGCAGGCGTTGCAGCTCTTGCAATTAACTCTGTTGATACAGCAGAGTTAGCTGACGATGCGGTAACCCCAGCAGAGGCTAGCTTCGTTGATGACTCATTGGCAGCTACCAGCGCACACATGTTGGTAGGCACTGGTAGTGTATTCACTAATGTCATCATGTCTGGTGATGCTACCATGACAAGTGCTGGTGTAGTTACCATCAGCTCTTTAGCAGTAGCTACAGGAGACATCATAGATGACGCTGTTACTGGCCCTAAGATTAGCTTTATTGATGACAGTATTGCTGTAACAGATACAGCATTCATGATAGCTGATGGTAGTGACTATAGTGCCTTCGTTCTTAGTGGGGATGCAACTTGTAGCAACGCTGGTGTGGTTGCTATTGGAAGCAATGTTATAGTTAACGCTGATGTTAATTCTTCTGCTGCGATAGCATATTCAAAATTAAACTTAAGTGGTTCAGTAGTAAGCGCAGACATTGTAGCTGGTACTATTGTTAACTCTGATGTTAACGCAAGCGCAGCTATTGCAGCTACAAAGATTCATAATGGGACTATTAGTAATACGGAGTTTGGTTATCTAAATGGGTTGACCAGTAATATCCAGACACAGATTGACGCTTTTTCTGCTGGTACTGTTTCTACTATTGATGATGATAATTTTACGCTTCAAGACAACGCTGACACAACTAAGGATGCTCAGTTCCAATGTTCAGGTATTGCTACTGGAACGACTAGGACATTTACGTTCCCTGATTCAGACGGTACGTTATCGCTGATAGCATTGGCAGAAACATTAGCTAACAAGACTCTTACGAGTCCCGTATTAAATGGAACGCTGTCAGGGACAGCATTCTTGGATCAGGATACATTGTCTAGTGATTCTGCAATAGCTGTAGCATCACAGCAATCAATTAAAGCTTATGTGGATAGCCAATCCCATAGTTCTGTTACGCAAGGGTTCACTATTGCAATGGCTATAGCACTTTAAGGAGAGAACAATGGCACAAAATTTCAGGAGAT